ACTGGGTCAACGGGGCGTTCTGCGATGTGCTTGTATCCGTCAGTCACACTTACTCCTTAGGTTGTTCCAATAAAAAAGCCCCACCGAAGTGGGGCTGGGTAATGCTGGTGTTACTTAGCCAAGTAATGCGGCAACGTCATCGGCTGTAAGTCCAATGGCTGCCAACTTAGCGATTGCTGCTGCCTTAGCATCAGCCTTAGCCTTTGCCTCAGCCTCTGCTGCTACACGCTCTGCCTCAGCCTGTGCTGCTGCGGCTGCCTGTGCGGCAATCTCTTCCGCTGTTAGTGGGCGGGTAGTTGTCTCGCCTGTTTCGCAGTTAACCTCAACCGCTACTGGTGTATCTGTCATTGTATTGCTCCTTAGTTAGTTGTGGCTAAATGCCGTAGAGATAGAAAGATGAGCCCGCAAGAAAGTTTGTGCCATTACCCATCAATAAAACTAAACTTGTTATTGCGGCAGTATTTCTTAGTAAGTTTGCGTTTGCACCCATATATGCAGTTGCAGCGTTGGTTTCACCAACGCCAAATGCTGACCATACTTTATTTTGTATTGCTGTATATGATGGAATATATACTTCAACACTTCCAAAAGTGTTAGCAGTAGCAGTATTGCCATTGATTGTATATTGTTCAATTCCAGGAGATTGAATAGAACCATTTGCAGATGCAGCAGCGGAGCCAGTTCCATATAATACGGTATAGGAATATGCGCTACCTGCTGTATTATTTGGTTTTACATATAAATCATCATAAACATTTGCATTGTCTGTACGCGCGCTAACCCTTAACACCAAATCCTTATAGGTACTCGGAATTGACGAGAAGGTAACGGATGCGGCTGATGAGCCGAGGACTTGGGATGATATGAGTGTGTATGTGGACATTAGGCGCTTACCTTCTTTGCGTAGTTTGCTTTAGCGCGTACTCGGTTACATTCAGCGCACTCGCGTTTGCCATTTTTACGAACCATAATGTTCCCTTCAAATGAGTGGCCTTTGTTGCAATGAGTGCGATTGTTAATGCTGTGCCTGCCAGTTACAACATTTTCCTGTTGGCTGATAAGTCTTAAGTGATTCAAGTTTACGCAAGAACGATGGGGACAACTCCAGCCACCTTTACACTCACCCTTGATTAGCGCTTCCGTATGGCAGATATGGTCAACAACCATGCCATCAGGTATTGGGCCGTTTACTTCAATCCATACCCACCTATGGGCGTTCATGTGTTTGCCACTGGTGCCTTTGATATTGGCTTGTCCATACCCATTGGCATGAATATATAAGTGCCACTTGATGCAATCATTCATAACTAGGCCGCGCGTATTCCGTAGAGTTGGGCGGTTGTGCCGATATTCATAGTTGTATTTACAAATAAAGCCACAGAAGTAATTGCAGCGGTACTACGCCATAACGCGACTGTTGCCTCTACTGTACCTGAACCATTTTTATCTTGATTGCAGTTTAGTAAAGTAGTTTTATATGTGGAACTTGCATACGAAAATATGTCAAAAATTTCTAATCCAGGAATTGTTGTAGAAAGGGCAGTTGCACCCGAAGCGGTTATTTCTGTTTGGTTTGTGGGAGATGTACTTTGTGTGCCCGTACCCAACCCTTGTAAATTTGTTTGACTATAGTTTGATGCAGAATCCCCGTTAAATCTTACTTTTAGATTTAACACTGTGGCTCCTGTGCCAGAAAATACAATACGCAAATCTGTGTAAGTACTTGGGATGGATGAAAAAGTAATGGATGCGGCAGCGGAGCCGAGTGTTTGCGATGCGATTAAATCGTAAGTAGTAGCGGCCATGTTAGTTTACTCCATAAAGGGCGAAGGTAGTTCCTGCTGCAAAAGCCGTAGAACCTGGCAATATTTTTATTGAAGTAATTGCGCTTAGACTTATATATGCACCAGAGTTTAGACTCACTATTCCTGTATTCACATCATTGGTTGTACCACCTGCAAATATTCTTACAGTTTTATTTTTAGATGTAGAGGTATAGTCTTGAACATCTAATATAGAAGCACTAAATGTAGTTGCATATGAGCCTCCCATTTCTCCACCTGCTGCCGCCACCGCATTACCTCCAGCGGCTACATATGTCGCAGTAACACTTGGGGAACCACCATTATTTGAACCATAAAGGGTGTGAGCATAATGGTTTGCGCTATCATTGTTGAAATTGTAACTCAAATAAAAGTTGCCATAACCGCCACCAGTATCTCTAGCAATACCACGAATCTGCAACGACTTGTAAGTGCTTGGGATGCTGGTAAATGATAGCGATGTTTCTCCACCAGCCGCCGTCACCGTAGCAATGTTGTAGAACGAGGATGGGATGTACGGAGAATTTCCTGCGAGCATATCATCATACTTATTCAGCGTTTTAAGGCTTGAGGTTGAGAGTCTTGTAATCGCCATTGCCGTTCCTAACTGGACTTAATGCCGTAAAGCGCGAAAGTTGAGTATTGAGCAAAAGAACCTGAGCCAAGGGTCAATGCCATACTGGTTATGGCAGATGTTCCTCGGTATAAAATTGCATTTAATTGCATACCTGCTTGAGCATTGTTATTTTCTGTCATACCTACAGAACTTATAGGACGAGAAGATGTAGATGTGTAATTGGGAATATAAAGTTCTCCCGATGCAAAAGTATTTGCGGTGTAAGAAGTTCCTTCTGATGTATCAGAAAATGTAACACTTGTTGAAGGTGCACCTTGAGTAACACTATTAGATGAAGATACTGTTGCATTGGAAGCATTGATGTATGTATATGAATATACGCTTGATGTATTTCCGTTAAACACTATGTAAATGTCATCTGCTTGTGCAGAAGTTGATTCTCTTACACTTGTGCGCAACACCAAATCCGTGTAAGTGGATGGGATGCTGGAGAAGGTTACCGATGCTGCCGAGGAGCCAAGCGTTTGGCTGGATATAAGTATGCGACTGCCCATTACAATATCCCCCAAAGTGTTGCAGTAAATCCTGTGGCGAAGTTTCCGCTTGATGGATACAAAAGAATTGTTGTGATGGCTGATGTGCTACGCCATAGACAAACTTGCCGATTTACATATCCACTGCCATTAGTATCGCCAGATTCTGTTGTCAATGAAGTTTTGTAAGTAGAGCCAGTGTAAGAAAAAGTATCAAACGAATAAAATGTAGGTGTTGCGGTATAAAGCGCACCTGCCGATAGATACATTGTTGTTTGACTTACTGAGTTTCCTGATGAAGCAGAAGAACTATTGCCATATAATTGAGTATAAGAATAGTTGCTGCCAGTATCGCCATTGAATCTTACACACATATTGACATTGTTTGTTGTACTCAACCCCGTAATTGTTACCCGCAAATCCGTATAGGTGCTTGGGATGGATGAGAAGGTAATTGAGGATGCGGCTGAGCCGAGGGTTTGTGTTGCGATAGCAACTTCTGTTGATACATCTGCCATGTTATTTCATCCCATACAGTGCGTAAGTGGAGCCAGTAGCAAAAGCAGTTCCACCAGCAATTAAAGTTATTGAAGTAACTGCCGCTGTTGAGCGCCATAAACCACTTACTAAATCAATATTGTAATTGGTGCTAGTTGAGTTAGCGTTATCTCCAGCAAATGCTCTTACTGTTTTATATTTAGATGTACTTGCGTAATCAATTATGTCTACAATAGAAACGCCATACATATTTGCAAGAGCAGCATTGCTTGATAAACCAGAACCAATAATATCTATATTAGATGTGGATGCTGTTCCTGTTGCTAATGCAGAAGTGCCATTTCCATATAACCAGTGCCAAGAATAGTTTGTTGCAGTATCTCCATTAAATTGTAAAGAGTATTCATAAGTACCTGCTATTGTCGTATAAGTATCTTTTGATATTGCACGAATTTGCAATGAAGAATACCCAGCAGGAATACTAGAAAATGTAATTGATGCTGGTGATGTTGTTGGACTTATTCTTTGAATTAGCCAAGTAGCACTTGGGTCAAATCCAGAGTTTCCCGCAAGCATACTTCTGCTCTTGGGAAAGCCCTGTTTAATGGAAGAGGTTGTAGCCCTCGCAATAGCCATTGGTTTATGCTATTTCTGAACCAAAGGCAGTAAATGACAATGTGGCAGTAGATGCCTGAACTGTCAGCACATCTGTTGTTGCCATCGTAATTCCGAGGGTAAGAGCAGTTGAGTCTGATGCGGCAACAGTTACCTGATAGGCGATGTATTGCGCGGCAGTAAGGGTTGCTCCAGCCTTGCGGACTGCGATGTTAAAAGTAGCTGATGATGCTGCTTGGTTACAGATAACGATGGTTGAGATAACCGCTGCAGTTGAAGCAGGGACGGTGTAAATGTCTGTGTTTGTTGTAGCGGCTGGGTTAGACTGAGCCAGCACCTTGTATGTTGTTGCCATTTGTTATGCTCCTTAGTGTTGGTTAAGCGCCCATGAGAAGGAATACTGTTGAGGTACTCGCATCTCCGCCAGCCGCTGGTAGGTTTGTGATTGTGTTTGCTGTGTAGTCAATTGTCTTATTGGTAAGAGTCTGTGTGTCGCTTGTGCCGACGATGGTGCCAGATACGCCGTGAGTGCCTGTTGTAGCTGCGTAGTGGTTCTGAGCATCTGTTAGATCCTGAGCTGTGATGACGTGGCGTACTACCGCTCCAGCGTTATGCGCTGTGGCGCTAGTTCCATTATACCCACGAGTAATAGTCAGGGTCAAACCTGAAATGTTGGTAACGGTGACAAGTTCTTCTGATGATGTGTTGTAATCAAGGGCTAGGACAAATGGGTAACTGGATGGATAACCAGTAACCGCACCAACCGTGACCGTGGTAGACGATGAGGTGATACCACTGGTAACGGTGGTATCTTGCGCAATAGCGCTGTAGTAACGAGATGCCATTGGTTGTCCTTAGCTTGTGTAGTGCGTGCGAGGTGGGTACTGCTCTTGAAGGCGACGAACTTCAATAAGCAAACGCTGTTGGTACATCTGTTGAATTGCTCGTCCGATGTTGGATGCTGAGCCAAGTGGGTTAGTCTGACCCTGCGAATCTGCTTCAGCAGTTTGGGCTGGGACACGGCCAAGATCTAGGTACATCGCTGTACGGTAGGCAGCGCCAAGGACAATGACTTCACGGGCTGAGTCTGGCAAGCCAGTAAGGCTTGAGAAATCATCTGTGTCATAAGTAAGTGTTGCTGGCTTCTTGGTATAGGTAACCATGACGGTACGACCAGGAATGATGCCTTCACGGATAGAGATGGTCTTACCGCTATTCCATGTGGTTGGGTTAGCCATACGATCCACACGGTAGTGGCGCACTGGGAGCCATTCCTTAGATGGGCCAATGGTCTGCCATGAGCAACCAAGAATATCAATTGCCTCTTGAGGCAAAACATAGGTAGTTACCGCAGCTTGCCATGTAAAGGTTGTGTAGTAGACACCAAACAGATCTGGGTAGACCGCATCAATGGCAAGGTTAACGTTTCGGCGGATAACTGATCGCGGAAAGGAAGGCGTGATAGTTACACGAGTACCAGCACTGTGGGTGGTGGCTGTCGTGTCACGAAACCCTCTGCCATAGGTTGGGATGGTTGCCGTATTTGTAGTACGGTCAAACGAGTCCACCCAGATAAGTTCGTCATCAATCTCAACCAAACCACGGGTTAGTACAGTGCCATCGGCAACTGTGAATGTGGTGTCAGTTGACCCCATTGGGGCTGTGAGATATGTTGCTTGATCTTGACGGTTGGTGTAACCCGTAAGGGCTAATGCCGTTTCGTCAATGATATTAACAAATGTTGTCACGATGAAATCCTTCTTGCTGCCTCTGCCTCGCCAAGACCAAATGTGCCAGCAAGTAGGTTTAATACGCCAGGCGTATCTTCGTAATAATTCTTACCGCCATTGCGATAAGCATAAATAAGATTAAGGGCTTCAATGCCACGCGTAGATTTATGGCCTGGAATCGCAATGTCAGCCCATTTAATACAAGCACCATTAAAATCATATTGTGGAACATCGTTAATCAATGTACCCGCTAAACGATTCAAATGGTATACAGTGCTTCTGCCATCTGTTAATGCCATTGCAGCCCCTTTCTAAAATTGGTTACTTACTTAGTTCCGCCAACACCGTCATATTGACCGTATGGATCTTGTGGCTTGCCAGTGAGTTTGTCACTTGCCTTGCCGACCATGTTGCTATTGCAACCGCACTCTGCGCACATGTTATTTACCCTTCTTTGCTGGTAGGACTTTCTTCAAATTTGGATTAGCCTTTTTAGCGGCTGATGATGCTTTACGAGTAGATGAAGCAAGGATCGCTCCAGCTGACTCCATTGATACGCCTGACTTCTTAGCAATAGACTTTTGCGCTGCGGCAAAGCCCATACCCTTCTTAGCTGCCATTAGACAACTCCCGCTTCTGTGAATGACTTTGCAGTCTGTTTGGTTATCTTGCTTGTTGCTGGCATAACGTCAGCGTTGTATGCCTTGCCTAGAGTTTCGCTTGCCTGATGGGCTTCACGAATAGCCTGAGTTGATGTACCAGCAGGTTGAATACCCTGCGCTCTTGCATCGCGGTAGGACTGAAGCTCCTTATCCCATTTTTTCTGGGACATAGAATCGGCTCGTCCAGCGTCTCCTGTGTTGAGTTCTAGTGTGCTGAGTTTGCAAGCAAAGCAACCGTCAACATAAACGCTATGCTCAAAATGATCCGATGGTGTTTCTTCATAAACAAATGGGCTGGCGCTAGTTTCGCCACATTCTGTACAGTCGTATTCAACTGGTACAGAATTGTATTTCTCATCCATTCCCCATTTGCTAACTCGGCTTGTATGTTGATGTTGCATATTTAACTTCCTCAAAAAACTTTAGGTTACGTTGAATACGGTCATTCTCAGGACCGTTAGCCTTCACCGCTTCGCGTGTGAAAGTTATTGCTTCGTCAATGTGCTTGAGATTGTAAGCAGCGATTCCTGCAAGGTCGTAGGCTTTCCAGTCCCAGACTGCTGATTCGTAGCAGTAATGGTTGGAGCGAGGAGACTCCAGAGCGTTGAGAGAAGCATCTAGGCACCGCTGCCATTCTTGCTTTCTGTAAGCATCCATTGCAACACCGAACTGCGGCTCACCTTGCAAGGGAAGAATCTCTGCTCCTTTGTCATACCACATACGAGCATCTTCTTCTTTGCCAAGTTGATGCGCTGCTTCTCCTGCCCATCGGCAGACAGCAGCACTTTCAACATCCCAGCCACCGTTCTCTAACTTGCGTTCAGCTGCCTTGATAACTTCTTCCCATTTGGAGTAGAAGAAGTATTCTCTGCACATATAAGTCCACATACGTGGATCTTGGGGAAACTCTTTGACTGCTAGTTCTAGCAGTTCTATGTATTGGCCACGTGACTTTGTGTTATCTGGCAGATGCTCAATAACAGCATTGCGGATGTCACAGTCAATTGTTTGGTGCTTGCCGTAAAAAACCTGCACCTCATGGCACGGATACTTCCATGTCCAATTCCATCTGCTGTGAAGTCTGTCTCGCTCCCATTTGTTAGCGTCAGTCTTCATGGTAATCCAGCCTAAGTCAGCACCTGGCTTCCACTTCTTACGCACCTTCTTAAAGAAGTCTGGCTCTGGCACTTCGTCTAAATCTAGGATGAGGCAGACATCAGCATCCTCTGGCACTAACGCAAGTGCTGCATTACGAGCCATATCAAACCTAAATGGCTTGATGTTGATTTGATGAACTGTTACTCCCAGCTCTTTAAGTTTTTCTTGTGTGCCGTCCGTGCTACCAGTATCAGCAACAACAACATAATCAGCCCCAGCACAGGCTTTCGCAAAACGTTCCGCATGAAGAATCTCATTCTTTGATATTGCATACACAGCAATCTTCATGGTATAAGCCTATCACATACCGCCAAGCATAAGCCCGATTGTGATAACGGCGTCATATGGGTGAACGTGATCTTCATGTGAGCCATTGGTGGATGTACCAACTACACCAACACGGCCATCGGTAAGCGGAGTAGCAGAACCTAATACTGCTGAGCCAGTGGCCCCTGTAGCACCTGTGCTACCCGTGTTGCCTGTGTTTCCCGTACTACCTGTAGGGCCAGTCGGTCCTGTCGCACCAGTAGACCCGTTCGTTCCAGCCGTACCAGTGCTACCAGTAGCGCCTGTTGCGCCCGTGTTTCCAACTGCCCCATTCGTTCCAGCAGTACCTGTAGCCCCTGTCGCACCCGTGGCTCCATTGGTTCCATTTGAACCAGTAGGTCCAGTTGGTCCAGTTGCACCTGTAGCGCCGTTAGTTCCTGCTGTACCTGTCGCTCCTGTTGGGCCTGTAGCCCCAGTTGCTCCGTTAGTTCCTGCGGTTCCTGTGGCACCCGTTGCTCCTGTCGCTCCAGTATTTCCAGTTAGTCCAGTTGAGCCTGTGCTACCTATGGCTCCTGTGTTACCTGTATTTCCTGTTGCTCCAGTATTGCCTGTGTTGCCTGTTGGTCCAGTCGGTCCAGTAGAACCAGTGTTGCCAGTAGAACCAGTGGCGCCAGTAGCGCCAGTATTGCCGTTAGCGCCATTTGCACCAGTTGCTCCCGTCGGTCCGACTTGCGTGTACATTACTTGCTGGGCAGTGACAGCAAACGATGGCACTGCTGGCGAATTAGGCGATGTTGTTGCGGCCTGCGCTAAAAGGGTTGAGGATGACGAATTGCTCATCCACACAAATTCTAGGTAATCATTTGCCGCAACGGTCATTACATAATTCCATGCAGGCAAAACATAATGGTTCTGATTTGATGTATCTACTTCACCATTGCTCCACGCCAAATCGGTTCCATTTAAACGTAGCCAGAAGTTTGCATTTGCTGAGCCAGATGTGGTTACCTGTGCAGAGAACTGGATGTTGTAAGTTCCAGCGTAGCCAAAGACAATGCGAGAAGTTGGGCTACCGATGGTAACGCCATTGCTTTCCTCGGTTGTGTTGATGGTAATAGTTGTCGGTGTATTGGCTGCTGAGAGAGTCTGGGTTACGCTGCTGTAGAACGAGCCATACCGACCCAATGCTCCGCCAGCGCCTGTAGCACCCGTAGCACCAGTTACCCCAGCGCCAGTATTACCTGTCGCTCCTGTGGCTCCTGTAGGCCCTGTAGGGCCTGTAGAACCCGTATTACCAGCACCTGTGTTACCAGTCGCTCCCGTGTTACCCGTAGCGCCTGTATTACCTGTTAATCCAGTAGGGCCTGTAGGGCCTGTTGCACCTGTGTTTCCGACAGCACCTGTCGCACCAGTGTTTCCTTGGGCTCCTGTGTTTCCAGTACTTCCTGTATTTCCTTGTGCTCCTGTGGCACCAGTGGCCCCCGTATTTCCCTGGGCACCTGTATTGCCTTGTGCGCCAGTATTGCCAGTGGCACCTGTTGAGCCAGTGCTTCCTGTTGAACCAGTTACTCCAGTTGACCCTGTGGGTCCAGTAGCCCCTGTGCTTCCAGTAGAACCTGTTGAGCCAGTAGTTCCCGTGGATCCTGTCGCTCCAGTGACGCCAATGGGTCCTGTAGGACCTTGGCTTCCAGTAGATCCAGTTTGGCCTGTGCTACCTGTAGATCCCGTTGAACCGCTTGATCCAGTTGATCCAGTAGATCCTGTGGGTCCTGTATTTCCTTGGCTACCTGTTGATCCAGTTCCGCCAGTTCCGCCTGTAGATCCAGTGGCTCCTGTGACACCTGTATTACCTACCGTTCCTGCATAGCCTTGTGGGCCTTGTGGACCAATTGGTCCAAGCTCAATGGTTAAAGTTTGTGTTGTAAGAACGTCAAAGACGTTTGTAGTAATTGGGATTTCAATTACGGAAATGCTATCAGGTGTGACTGACATTATTGAGTCACGCTCGCAGCCACTGTAAATGCACCTTGAAGAATCTTGTATGTAACGCCAGCTGTATTATCGGTAAGGTTAAGATCATACAAGTAGTTGCCAGCTGTAAGCGCTGCTGTATCTGAAGCAGAAAGGTTAAGGTTAACTCGGCCATAGGCTGAGTCAATTGTAATCTTGCCATTGGATGTTGAAAGTTCAACAATGATGCCAGTATCGGTAGAGGCACGAACCTGCATATCGGCTGTGTAGTTAGACAAGATAACTGGCACTCCGCCAATCTTCCACACTGGGGCAAGTTTGAATGTGGTGCCTTGGTAAACTGTGATGTTGTATCTACCTGGATTCATCAAGGCTCCTTAAACTGTTGTGATGTTTGCGCCGTAACCAGCGTTAATCAAAATTGTTCTCTCTGGGTCGGTGATGATGTACTCATGCCCGCCGAGGTAGCAGTAATCTGCCGCTTGCGTTTCATCCACGCCTGGGGTTCTTTCACTTTTAACTGTTGTGCCGTATACAAGAATCGTATTGGCACGAGTAATTCTATAACGCCAGAACAATCGCGT